ATCTGTAGACATATTAAAGGTATTGCTGTCACCTATAAATGAAAAATAACCTGTGTAAGTATCTGCCCATATATCACCAAGAAATTTATTTGATGCACCTTTCTGTAATATGTCTAGCGTCATAGTTGCACCATCTAAATCTAATGGAGTCATATTAGAAGCACCAGCTGTAGCATCTGATCCACCAATAATATTACCGCCTCCGCCTACTTGTTCTATGTCTAAATTAGACGTGGCACCTGATTGATCTATGTATACCTCGTTGTCTGCTGTCACTACATTCAAAGATATAAATAAAAACGATAAGCTAATTAGCGTTCTTTTTTTTCCAATAGCCTTGTTCATATCCTTCTTCTATTGTACGCAATACCGCAGTCTCTACTGCCATCTGTAATGCTATATTTATAGACTCATTCTCTACTATACCGCTCTCAATTTCAACCAATTCAGTATTATTTGTATAAAATTTAAACAAATCTGTAGAGATAGCAGCGCTTAAAATTGATTTAGTTACTAGCACTTCTATTAATATTTTACCTGTAAGAACTGATACCGTTCTTAGTGATATGGTTACAGAGTCTTGTCTGTATTCTTTTAATGCACCAATACCTAAGTATCTTGCACCTGCACCTCCTGATTTGACATTAGTTTCATAACTAACTACTCCACCCTCCATCAGTAGGCCTGCGAATAACAAAGGTTTTAGTTCTTGTTTTTCATCAAAAGTTTCTCTAGCAGAACGTATTATTTGCCTTTCTTTTGTAAGATTATCTAAACCTGTTCGTTCAACAACATCAAAAACCTCTGAATGTTTTAAAGCTCTAATAAGATATGCATCAGGTGCTTGTGTTACTGCTGTACTAAAACTTGCATATTGACTATTACTTCTACGTTGCCCTGTATAATCACCAAAAGATTTAGTATAGACAGCAACAACAGGTTTTTTTATAGGTTTATCTGTATTAGCCAGTTCTGTAAGTAGTATGCCTATTTGCGCATCTTCTATATTTTTTATAGGAGGTATGGCGTTTTCTAGTGGAGGTATTATTAAGGCACAACTAGAAAGTAAAAGAACCGAGAGGTACAGTAATTTCTGTTGTATTGCCTTCTTCATCTGTAATTATTAATGTTACCTTATCGTCTTCTACTCTGTATTCTATGGTGTTGCCTTCTAATTCTAAAGTGCCAAACTCAGAAGCCGTCTCCCCAAATAAACTATCTACTAATTGCCTACTTAGTTGTGCGTATATTCTACTCTCTAGGTTACGTATAAATCTAGCCAGCGTAGTATTTTCAGCTTCACGTTCTAATTCTTCTTGATAAGCTTTTATTTCTTCACGTATTGCTTCTTTTCTTGAAAACTCTTGGTTTTCTATAGTCAAGTAGTGGCTTGAAGTGCCAATCCCTGAAAAACTGGGATTCTTAAACTTATGTGTCATTTCATCAGCAGCTACTGACAAAGTTACAACTAACAATACTAAAATAATACCTAGTATTGCTACTATTTTATCCCAGTCAGTCATCAGTCTTTTCGTTGGTCGTCTCTATCAGCCTTTGCAATCTTATTACTGTCTATTAACTGCGGTACACCTAATATAGTTTTAATAAGTGTGTCTTGACGTATTATCTCGTTATCCAGAGATCTAACTCTATCTATAAGAGCAACCAAGATCCCATGTTGTGAATCTAGCTTTGTACCTAGTCTTTGTTCCATTTGCTCTATTTGGTCAGCAACCTTATCGTCAAGCACATCAACTTTAGTTTCCATACCGTCAATAATACGGTTAATTAATTTCCAAATAAAGAACCCCAGACCTAACGCAGCAGCTATTGGAAAGCCTACTTCGTTAATAAATTGAACTGCTTGGTCCATTAATCTACCGGGGTGTGTAGACCTTTTTCAATAAGAATGTCCCGGTTACGCATGTGTTCAGCTTCTACGTCATCTTTTGATTGGCCGTAATAGGCTACTGCTAAATGACATTTAATCATCATTTGATTAATGTTTTTGCCATCAACAACAACATCACCTAAGACTCTGCCGTATTTTCCTTTAGAATCTTTAAGTTTTGTTTGTATAACTACTTTCTTTCCTTCTTCTACAGCTTCTTTTAAGAAAGCCCCAGCCATTTTTCCTCTAGCTTTTTCATCTTTGTTACGAGTACGTGACTCGGGAGTATCAATAGCATATAAGCGAACACGACACTTGTGAAAGATATCAAAGCCAAGATCCAACACAACATCAATAGTGTCTCCATCAACCACTCTTTCCACTTTACAAGAATATTCATACATCAGATGTACCTAGTGGCAACCAAACAAGTAATTAATACAGGGTAAATACCCCATATAAGGGCTTCAAGTCTTTTAAATTTTGCAGATCCTTCATCTAATCTTTTTTCAATATACTCAAATCTTATTGCAGACTCTCTTTCGTATACTTTTAAAGAAGTTAAATCAGAATCGTTTGTACTCATTCCTCGTCTTTTACCCTTTTTGTAGTGTAAGCTTCATTAACGTCTGGAGTTGATTTGTCATCACCAACAAACTTACCATCTTCATCTCTAGCTCTAACTTTAACTCTTTTAGTGCCAGTTACTTTATCTACTAATTTACCCCACCAACTCATTATTTATCCTTGGCCTTGCCAATATTTAAAGCTAAGAAATCTATAACTTTATAAAGTTTCGCTAACCATTTATCTCCTTGCGGAGTAGGTGTAACCGCAGCTACAAGTGAAGCTATAGCTATAATAGCTGTAACCCACATAAATAAATTAATCCACATCATTTTCTTCTCCTTTTCCGTTTGGTTTAGGTTCTTCTATAACTTCTAAAGTGCTTTGATAGGCAACTAAAGCAGTTACTCGTATGTCCAGTTGATATTGCAACTGTCCAATCTGTTCCTGAAGATTTTTAATTTCTGCTTGTAAAGTCTCTGTATATGCAATCCTTTGTTGTATTCTAGGATCTACAGACTGTTCTTCAGTTTCTTGTGTTCTTTCTTTAGTCATTACGAATTAGCTGATATATAAGCTTTACCTGTAGTAATAGCTGTACTGCAATCATCTTTTTTACTTGAAGATGAACCTGCTACGTTAGGTTTATCATCTTCACCATCATAAGCCAAGATAATTTCTAAGTGGTCAACGTTTTGCTGTACTCTTGTGTTTATGTCAGCTTGTGACATATCTGTATCTGCTTCTGCTGAACCACCAACATAAACAGATTTTTTACCATTTGTATTGATGTCGTTAATAACTGTTACGCTATCTGTTGCTGCTGTTAAGCATTCTGCTACTGTTTGAGTCATATTTATTCTCCGTTTAATTTACTTTCTAATTCTTCGACTTTTGCCGAAAGTTCTTGTACTGCTTTAACTAATATAGGTACAAACTTTTCGTATTGCAAAGCATATTGTTTGCCATCATCTGATAGGCTAGTTGTTAGATTAGTTTTATCAGATAAATTATGATTTATTGTTTTTTCTAAAGCGACAACATCTTGTGCTTTGAAACCAACATCCAACCAATCTTCTTTGTGTGTACCATCATGCTTAATACTATTCAAATCTGCATTAGGGTTTGCATCCCAATCTATATACTTATGTCTTTTATCCCAATAATAAGTATATGGTGTTAGTTGATTTACAAAATTCAAGCCAGCAGATAAAGGTTGAAAATCTGTTTTATCTCTCTCGTCAGATGCTACAGTTATTGATACTTGTGCATTTATTTTTGAGTGGTCGCCATTACCTATAGTAACTTCGTTATTGCCAGATGTTATTGAACCTCCTGGTGAGCCTGAATTACCAGAACTTGTACCTAATAGCATATTGTTACTACCAGTAGATATTTCTCTACCAGCTTGTTTACCGATTGCTATAGTATTGTTACAGCCTGATCCATTTTCTAGTGCTTCAACTCCAAAAGCACAATTACCAGAACCAGTTGTGTTATCAAGTCCTGCTGCCCTACCAAACCCAACATTATCTCCACCAGTGGTTAGTTTGCCTAAAGCTTCATACCCTACTCCTGTGTTATTACTACCTGTTGTTACAGCATCCCCTGACTCTGTACCAACCATAGTATTTTGTGCGCCTGTAGTGTTTACCTTAAGAGCATCATAACCAACTGCTGTGTTATTACTTGCGGTTGTACTGTCTCTTAAAGCTCTATGTCCTAATCCAGTATTTTTAGAACCTGTCGTATTTGTTGATATTGCGTTTTGACCAACAGCAACATTAGCATCCCCTGTGGTATTTGCATCTAGCGCAAAAGAACCAACTGCCACCATACTTGCTCCTGTGGTGTTTGCTATTCCTGCTTGATAGCCTACAGCAGTATTAAAATCCGCAGTAGTATTTGCTTGTAATGCTTGCTGACCTAACGCTACGTTATTTGACCCTGTTTCGTTAGACAATAAAGCATTAACACCAAAAGCCACATTAGATTGTCCAGTAGTATTAGTTGTTAAAGAGTCTACACCCACGGCTGTATTGAAGCCACCTGTTGTGGTAGCTGCCATAGCATCTTTTCCCACTGCTACGTTATCAGCACCTGTAGTGTTTGATAATAAAGCTGAATAGCCAACTGCTGTATTGTTATTGGCTGTGGTGTTAGCGTTTAAAGCAGATTGTCCAAGTGCTGTATTATAAAGACCTGTGGTAGTGCTTCCCCCAGAACTATCTCCAATAAATGTATTATGAGTACCTGTTGTTACTTCTGTACCTGAGTTATATCCAACAGCAGTATTAAAACGACCTGTTGTACAGGCATCTAAAGCATAAGTACCTACGGCTACGTGTCTATCGCCTGTGGTGTTTGATAGCAGAGCGTTCATTCCTACTGCCGTGTTGTTATCTGCTGTAGTGTTTGCACCTAAAGCTGATCTGCCAACAGCAGTATTATTATCTGCCGTCGTATTAGCGTCTAATGCTCCTACCCCTACTGCTACGTTTTCTGAGCCAGTTGTATTAACTAGCAACGAGTTATAACCAACTGATACGTTATTTTGACCAGTTGTGTTTGCCGCTAAAGCAGATGCACCAAACCCATTATTTCTGTCTCCTGAAATGTTTACTTTTAATGAATTAAGTCCAACTGCTGTGTTATCATCACCTGTAGTGTTACTGAATAAAGCTCTCTCACCTAGAGCAGTATTATTATAACCTGTGGTATTTGCATTTAATGCTTGTCTACCTACAGCCGCAAGACTATATCCTGTGGTGTTACTATTTAAAGCTTCTTGACCTACAGCAGTGTTTTGTCCACCTGTAGTGTTTGAACTTAAAGCTGATTTACCGACTGCGGTGTTATTGGATGCTGTGGTGTTTAAATTTAAAGCTAAATAACCTAAAGCAGTATTACTAGCACCTGTAGTATTTTGTGCGAGCGAAGCAACTCCCACAGAAGTGTTTCCATCTGCTGTTGTATTGTTTTCTAATGCTGTTCTTCCTAACGCAGTGTTAAAATCACCTGTGGTATTCGCACCCAAAGCAGATTTACCTACTGCTGTGTTTCTTGTACCTGTAGTGTTTGCATCTAATGAAAATGCTCCTATTGCAGTATTTTCGTCAGCAGTTGTGTTTGCCTTTAAAGCACTAAATCCAACTGCTACGTTATTTTCACCAGTAGTGTTAAAATGTAAAGAATCTCTACCGACTCCAACATTCTGTGCACCAGTTGAAGTGTAAAACAAACTTGCTTGTCCGATTGCAGTATTACTTGCAGCAGTCGTGTTTGCTCCTAAAGCATTGTTACCTAAAGCAGTATTATAGTTTCCTGTTGAATTGGCATCTAAAGCATACGAACCCAAAGCAGTATTAGCTTCACCTGTAGTGTTTGTTGTAAGTGAAGCATAGCCAATCGCTACGTTGCTACTGGCAGTTGTATTAGCGTCTAAAGCACCACCACCTATAGCTGTGTTGTAATTTCCAGTAGTATTTGCATACAAAGCCCCAGAACCCATAGCATTATTTTGAGTACCTGTAGTATTAGAATATAAAGCAGTTTTACCAAATGCTTCGTT